ACTGAAGTACCAGCACTGGCACGCGAAGTACTGGTGTCAAACGTCAAAGACGAAGAAAACCACGACGTCGCACTTGGTTACATTGCCAATGCTTACGGTGTTGATAAAAAAGCTGAAGCGGAAGCCCTTAGGCTTAAAGCCGCTTGGGAAGCACATCCAGATCACACGATCACCAAGGCGCTTGTTGCCGAGCGTGCGATTTTCTTCGTTCTTCTACCATTCTTTCGCTTTAATGGTGACGCTGGTATGAGGACCGTTTCGGCGGATATCTCCAGGGATGAACAAATCCATGTGGCGGTGAACTCACTGGCACACACCGAGCTGGGTTACAACATCAGCCCCTCCCTGGACAAGCTTCGCAAAGCTACTATTAACTGGGTGATGCAACCCCTCGGTAGTCACACCGATAAATATCTGGACAAAAAATTTTGGCTGGATTCTAGCGATCGGCTAATGTATGAGGGCAAAGCTCCACAACTTGTCGAAACTAAATCAGCTAGAATGCCTGCTTTCTTCGAGCATTCTAATGTCAACCTCCCCCAATACGCTTGAGGCAATCCTCGGACCAAACCTTGAGCAGATTCTCAATGAACTTGAGGACTTTTTTCCGCCCGTTAACGCCACGCCACACGACACCCTAAGCCAGATCATGTATCGATCTGGACAACGGTCAGTCGTCGAGTGGTTTCAACAACGTATTTCTAAAGACTAATGTGCTTTAACACACCAAAACCTCCGAAGATCGATCCTCCTGCACCACCACCGCCGACACCTGCACCACCGCCACCGCCGAAACCTCTGCCTGAACCTAAGGATCTTGAACTTGATGACAAAAAAACAGATCCTAAAGTCCAATATGGTCGCAAAAAATCAGCGGACGTACGTGCACGACGTAGCGGCACTGACGCATTGAAAATCCCTATCAACAATCCTAATCCTGGTGGTAACAGAGGAGGGCTGAATGTCTCCTAACGCACGTACATGCTATGATCGGCTCTCTTCCTACCGCAATACATTTCTGACCACTGCTGTAGAGTGTGCTGAGCTGACTTTGCCGTACCTGCTAACTGAAGACATCAGTGCTCCAACCTCTCGACAAAAGCTGCCGCTTCCTTGGCAGTCAGTCGGAGCCAAAGCAGTAGTGACGCTCGCATCTAAATTGATGTTAGCGTTGCTTCCCCCTCAAACTACCTTCTTCAAACTACAGGTACGTGACGATAAGTTGGGTGAGATGGATTCCCCTGAGATCCGCAGCGAACTGGACCTTTCGTTCAGTAAGATTGAGCGGACCATCATGGATTTCATTGCCGCTTCTAATGACCGCGTTGTAGTACACCAAGCAATCAAACACTTGATTGTATCTGGTAATGCTCTTATCTTTATGGGCAAGGATGGTCTAAAGAACTTCCCATTGAATCGGTTTGTTATTAACCGTGATGGTAATGGTAATGTTCTTGAGATTGTTACTAAAGAATTGATTAGTAAAGAGCTTCTGACTGATGTTCTTTACGATGAGTCTACCGTTGTAGACGATTCCAAGGGTGGTGAAAAAGAATGTGATGTGTACACGCACGTACGTCTTGAGGACGGACGTTGGGTCTGGCACCAAGAGGTCTTTGATAAGATCATTCCTGGCAGCCGTAGCACAGCTCCAAAAAATGCTAGCCCCTGGTTGCCTCTCCGCTTCAACACAGTTGACGGTGAGGACTATGGTAGAGGAAGGGTAGAAGAGTTCTTGGGTGACTTCCGTTCACTCAACGCTCTGAGCCAAGCACTGATTGAAGGCAGCTCTGCTGCTGCTAAGGTTGTGTTTATGGTCTCTCCTTCTAGTACAACAAAGCCTGGTACTCTTGCCAAGGCTGGTAACGGTGCTATCATTCAGGGACGACCTGAAGATGTCAGTGTCGTTCAGGTTGGTAAGACTGCTGACTTTGCTACTGCTGCTAACATGGCACAGCAAATTGAACGCCGCATTGGCGAAGCATTCTTGCAACTTAACATTCGACAGTCAGAGCGGACAACTGCTGAAGAGGTACGCCTCACACAGCTAGAGCTAGAGCAACAGCTTGGCGGGTTGTTTAGCTTGCTGACTGTTGAGTTCCTTGTTCCTTACCTCAACAGGATCATGTTGGTCCTGCAACGTAATGGACAGCTGCCTAAAATTCCTAAAGAGTTTGTACGTCCACAGATCGTAGCCGGTGTTAATGCACTGGGTCGCGGTCAGGATCGTGAAAGTCTTTCTAACTTCCTTGGTACGATTGCACAAACCCTCGGACCTGAAGCTTTGATGCAGTACATCAACCCAAGTGAAGTTATTAAACGGCTTGCTGCAGCGCAAGGTATTGATGCACTAAACCTGATCAAGACTGAAGAGCAGCTCGCACAAGAGATGCAACAAGCACAGCAAGATCAGATCGGTCAATCCCTTGTGGACCAAACAGGTCAGCTTGCTAAATCACCCATGGCTGAAGCAGCTATGATGCCACAACCTACCACCGAATAATGGCTGAAACACTTAGTTACGATAACACCCCAGACACTTCAGTTCTCACTGAAGAAGAACAAAACTCTCTTGAGGTTGGACAAGCTCTGCGAGAAGAGCAAGACCAACTACTAGCTGGTAAATACAAGTCAGCAGAGGAGCTTGAAAAAGCTTATGTAGAACTTCAAAAGAAACTTGGAGAGTCTGATGGTGATGAAACACAAGGTGAAGAAGGAGAGTCTGCAGAGGAATCTACTGAAGAAACTCCTGAACCTTCACCTGCACAAAGCTTAATTACCGATGCGTCTGCAGAATATGCAGACAAGGGTGAGCTTTCGGAAGAGACTATGGCTAAGTTCACTGAGATGAGCAGCCAAGATCTTGTCCAAGCGTACATGGAGATGCAGAAGAATGCTCCAGAACAGGAACAGCAGGAAGTTGCTGACCTAACAGATGCTGAAGTTAATCAAATTAAAAACATTGTAGGTGGCGAAGCTGAGTATGATAAAGTTGTAGAGTGGGCTGGTAAGACTTTGACCGAAGCACAGCTTGAAGCCTACGACTCTATCATTGCAGCCGGTAACCTGGAAGCTATTCAGATGATGGTTAACGGTCTCAAAGCTCAGTATGATACTGACAATGGTTACGAAGGTAGGATGCTTAGTGGCAAGACTACTGACTCTACTGGAGATGTATTCCGTAGTCAACAGGAAGTGGTTGAAGCTATTGCTGATCCACGTTACGACCGTGACTCTGCCTACCGTAACGATGTACTTGAAAAACTTGAACGCTCTGACGTGACATTCCGATGACTGCTGTAACTGAAGACAGGGGTCGCTTAAACCTCTACGCAAAAGAACCACCTATGACTATTATGGAAGTGACTGAAACTCACAATGAAAAAGCTGAAAAGCTTAATGGTCGTGTCGCTATGCTTGGCGTCATGGCTGCTTTGGGTGCTTATGCACTCACTGGACAAATCATCCCCGGTATTTGGTAATGACTGTACGCCCCTATGAAGAAGCTCAGCGTCCTGCTGAGCCCAAGGCAGAAGCTAAAAAAGCACCTGCTAAAAAGAAAGAAACTGCTGACATGTCAGTAACAACCCTCTCTTAATCATGCCACAAGGTAAAGGAACCTACGGAACAAAGAAAGGTCGTCCCCCTAAAAATGGAGGCAAGAAATAATGGCTGCTTCTAAGCGACCTGGCTTGTATGCCAACATTCACGCCAAACGAAAAAGAATTGCTGGTGGTAGTGGTGAAAAAATGAGAACCCCTGGTTCTAAAGGAGCGCCTACCAAGACCGCATTTGTTAACTCTGCTAAAACTGCTAAAAAACGTAAACCTAAAAAAGCTTAAACACTTAATTATGAAATCTATTATTGCTGCCGGTTTCCTCCTCGGCATGGCACACGGTGCCGCTATTGCTGGTCCCTACGCAAACATCGAAGCCAACTCTGGTTTCTACGGCTCTGACTATGGCGGGACGGCTACAGATGTCCACGTTGGATATGAAGGTCAAGGCTGGTATATCCAGGGAGGACCTGCTCTGCTGGCTCCTGATGGTGAAGACGGTGACGTTGAATTGTCTGGTAAGGTTGGTGGAAGCTACCCCGTAAGCGAAGCTCTCTCCGTATACGGTGAGTTCTCTTTCCTGACTGGTGACGACGACAACAGCTACGGAACAAAGGTCGGCGCGAAGTATAACTTCTAATCTTTTATACAGCCCTCCACTGGACGTGAGCCTTGGGAGGGCTTCATTAAAGTGCTCAAATACATACCCTAAACAACAACAACTCCGCACTTTTAATGACCGCTGTACTTCAACAACAACAGAGGTCTACCTGGGATGAGTTTTGCTCCTGGGTAACCTCTACTAATAATCGACTTTATGTTGGCTGGTTTGGGATCCTTATGATTCCTACCCTGCTGGCTGCTACAATTTGTTTTATCACTGCATTTATTGCAGCACCTCCTGTAGACATCGATGGAATCCGAGAACCTGTCGCAGGCTCCCTTATGTATGGAAACAACATCATATCGGGAGCCGTCGTTCCGAGCAGCAATGCCATCGGACTACACTTCTACCCAATTTGGGAAGCTGCTACACTTGATGAATGGCTCTACAACGGGGGTCCATTCCAGCTTGTCGTATTCCACTTCCTCATTGGCATCTTTTCTTACATGGGACGAGAGTGGGAACTTAGCTATCGACTAGGTATGCGTCCCTGGATCTTCGTCGCTTACTCTGCACCTGTTGCAGCAGCGAGTGCCGTCTTTCTGGTGTACCCCTTCGGACAAGGATCCTTCTCTGATGCAATGCCGCTCGGCATCTCGGGTACTTTCAACTATATGTTTGTCTTTCAGGCAGAGCATAACATCCTTATGCATCCATTCCATATGCTTGGTGTTGCTGGAGTCTTCGGTGGCTCTCTATTCTCTGCTATGCATGGTAGTCTGGTTACCTCCAGCCTTATCCGTGAGACAACTGAAGAGGTAAGTCAAAACTATGGTTACAAATTCGGACAAGAAGAAGAGACTTATAACATTGTTGCCGCTCATGG